GAAATCACCAGTGGGATATTCTGTAGTGCTTGTAGGAGCAAATATATTATTCAATGAACTTGGAAACACTGTCCAGTTTAGGCCATTGGTGCTGTAATACATTGTAGGTCCAGAAATGGAACTAAGTTGATTTGGGTTCCAGGCAATGTATTCACCACTGGTGTTATTGGACTTGAATGCGTTTAGTTGTGCAGCCTTAGGAAATCCAGTTGAGGATTCAATCCAGTCTTTGCCATTGGTGCTGTATGCTGTTGCATTGGTTGCTGTAGCATTGGCTTGAGTAAAATATCTATACGCAATGAATTTACCAATCACACTGTTATAAGGTAATAATTTGAATACATCCTTATACACAAAGTCTGTAATGGCGGTGCCTTCAAAGGTTACATCTTTTACTTTGTTCCATGTGATGCTGTCATTTGACCAATATAACTTATCAACTTCTGTTGCGTCTGGAGAAACATAAATGCTACCATTGGTCACTGCTTTCACACCACCAAAAGGATAGCCAGTTGCTCCACTGGTGACATAAGTGGCTGTTTGAATACCAAAGATTGTGTTGGTAGAAAAAGCAACACTATCGCCTAAGTCAACATTGCAACCGCCAAATACCACTAATTGCCCAGCCGCAACTTTAACTGTTTGAAAAACTTGTTGTGAAGTTCTTGTTGAATAAATTGGTAAGTTTGGAATAAACGAATCATAGTTAATTCCACTGTTGGCATCTGGTATCTTGACTGATGCCCCACCACCAATGTATTCACCATCAACACTGTATGTGATTGGCACAGCAGGTGGTGGATTGGTATAACCAGATATGTATTGCTCAGTAATGGTTGCTGAAGACTTCCACTTTGTCCAGGCACTCCATGCTTGATTTTGTAATCCCACTGCAGGATTGTATGTGCAAGTGGAATAATACAGGTAAGAACCTGAATAGTCTGTAATTGGAGACAATATAGTATTTGGTGTAACAATATTACTTGCTGGAATGACACCGCTATAAGAACTATTGGCAAACACCAAGTTACCATGTGTAAAGATGGCTGTTTTATTTGTGCTTCCATTTGTGGTTGTGTATTTGCAAGGAAATATTGAACCGTTTAAAATATAAGAACCACTTGTGGCACCACCACCGTCAACAACACCACCACCACCTCCACCTCCTGTGCTACCAGTTACACTGATTGTGACATCACCTGTGCCTTCTGTGGGAGTGACTGTGATTCCTGAACCAGCAATGATCTTGCTAACACCTGCTGTAGTTTCACCATTGGCACTGATGGTTATTTCATGTCCAATGTCGTTGGAGGTAATTGAAATGCCAGCACCTGCGAGGAAAGTAAGTGTGTCATCTACACCAGCACTGAATGAAACATTGCCTGCATTAACAATTCTAAACGCAGCCGCTTGTTGTTCCAATGCGGCCTGTGCGGCAGCAATGTCTGCTGGATCTACAATGCCCAATAACTTACCTAAATCAGTTTGACTTAGTGCTGCCAGGGCTTGAGGTGCAAATGCTTTATAAGCAAAGTATGCAATGGCACCCATGCCTAACACTGGTAACAGGTCACCAAGACTTGGCGTATCAATAGTTGTTTTGTCTGTGACTTGATCAGTGACCTGCACTGGTGTCCATGTCTTGGCCACTGTGGCACTAAATTCACCAAATGCTTTTTCATTACCACCACGCACTCTAAACAAGTAACTGCCAGCAGGTAAACTTGCGGCCCTGAATGTCAAACTGGTTCCTTGTGCATACGGACTACCATTGCTGTTGCTACGACTACCTAGAATTTTATAAGTGGTGCCTGCATCAGTGCTATACCAGTATTCAAAGCGATCCACAATACCACTAGGTGTTACACCTGTGATGTCTAAGGCTGGCACAGCAACTTTGTTAAATTCAGCCACAGTAGGTGCCGCTGGAGTTCCAATCACTGAAATTTCTGGAATAGCAATGGGTTCAGTTGGCACACGCGGTCTGCGTGGAACACCACCTGCTGTATACATTGTTGAATCATATTCTTGTGCTGTGATTTCAACTGCTAGACCGCCTTGATCACTTTCAATCTCACGCACACGCACAACACGGAATGGTTTAGTTGTCCAGCCATACACATCTGTGGTGATTGTAATTACATCACCTGCTTCTGTGTTGATCTTTGAATAGTCAGTTGTGAATGTAACAACCTGATCCATGCGGTTTTGATACAGTTCCAAATAACCAAGTGAACGTGCCTGTAAGGGTTCGTTAATCAGATCCAACTTTAGTTGTAGAATATTGTCAGGTTCATTTGCGTTACGATATTCAGCGGGTAAGTCAATACGGATCATGTCCATTTGATCACGCAACTCACGATGCGGGAACTCAACTTCAACTGCATTATACATGTTGTCTAGGTTGGTGCCTGTTAAGTCAATGCCACTAATAATGTTGCTGTCATCAAATGCCAAAACAGGTGCCTCATCCTTGTTGATTGTTACACCCCAAAGTCCAGTGGCAATGTCATAACCAACAAAACAACCTGAGTTGCCTGCTAGTCTTTGTAAGTTGTCCATTACATTGTCAGCAGGATTGATTACACCATTAATCTGATAACGATTGGCCAGGGTCTTTGTTGCACCATCTGCTTCATCAAAATAACTCACTGTGTCATCAGCATAACCATTTAGTGCCACTAGACTTGCTGTGTCAATTTGACTTAGTGCTAATCCAGCACCACTGATCTTATTGCGTAGAAATGCATGAATAGCATCACCTGGCTTGAACAAGTTGTTGCTGACTTTGAATTGTAATTCAGGCAATCCTGTAATGCCTTTGTCTTTGTTGTAGGAGATTTTAACCAAGGCAAATGTCAAACCCACCATGCGTTCATCACTGACCCAACCTGGCATTAGCGTTCTAGCATCACCATGTAGTGTGGGTAGACTTGGCAAGTATTCCAGCAAGTCACTGGGGCGTATTGGTGCAGCCGCGCCATTGTATAGATAAATCTTAACCAAGTCTCTGGGACTGGTATCAACCACACCATCTTGATTTACAATGTAGTCAATGGTGATGCCATCTGCTTTAAAATATACTCTTTGGTTGTTCCAATATACTTCATCCACTGTTGTTGTAATTGCTGCCGCATCACTGAGTCTTAAAGTGGTTGTTGTAGGAATTTCAGCCAAGGTCAAGCAATACCACATGGTCTTGTTTGAATCAGCAATTTGTGCATCAGTAATCTTACCACCCAAGTAAGCACTACCATACACCACTGGGATTGGGTTTGTTGTGTCTGGTGCCGCTTGTAAGCGTATGCCTTGATCTACTGCACCTGCAGGATTGTTTTTGCTGGTTGCTTTGTTAATGAGTCTACTAACACCATAAGCAACCAAGATGCGAACTATCGCACTACCAATGTTTGAACTACCTATTGCAGCCGCGGCTGCTGTTAAAAAACTTGCCATTCTATTCTATTCCTTAATCCAATGCTGTTCCACACAACGCCATCCACGCTTGTCAAGATTGACATTTGTGCTGCCTGGTTGTGTGCTCAGACTAACCTGATCTACCAATTTATCTCGTATAAATCTTTCACAATCTCGTTCCCACTGCAGATATAATTCTGCACTACTTCTCGTGCCACGTGATGCTGGTTCAACCCACCAAAACAATTCACGCATCCTAGTGCGGCTTCCAATCCAAGGATCTTGTTCCTTCATTGCACCTATCATACCTGTCACCACTCCGTTGTCTTCAGCAACCATGAGATAGTGATACAGTATAATATTAGTTAGTCGCTCACGGGCACATGATAAATCTTGCTGTGTCCATGAGTTGTAATCTAATAAACTGGCACCAGCAAATGCTTTCAACAACTGTAACAGTTGTTCTACATCCGCAACCCGTGCTGGTCTAATCATGCTACCGCCAAGGGCTTACCAAAGTCAAAGTTTGAGTTGGCAATAGTTGCCACACGGCCAAATGCCGCATCATTACCACGATAACTTGTGCCAGGTGTTGTTACAGTTACACTTGATACTTTATTTGCTGTGACAACTGCTGTGATTCTAGCACCTGTGGCTGCTGTTGAATCAGCGGTTGTAACTGTCAGGTTGGTGTATGTGCCATTGGTATAACCACTACCAGGTTCTATATCATCTATAGTTGCAATGGCACCTCCAGTGGTTGTAGTTGCAATTCTAAAACTAAAACCTGTTCCACCTGTTATTGCCGCGGTGCATAAGAAGCCAGGAAAGTTATACTTGCGTTCATAGTCGTTGGTTCTTTGTCCAACAATCTTTTGTTCTAACACTTTGACAATGCTTGAGCAACTTACACTTACAGTTGTGGTTGCTGATTCACTGAACTGGTTGAACTCGTCATTGAAACTGTAGTTGGCAATGATACCTTGGAAACGCAGGCTTGGATTGCCTGTGATGTTTAGTTTGACTCCTGTGTTGGCATCAAAGAACATACGATAGATAATAACACTACTGCCTTTGAGTTTGTAATCCATCATGCTGGCAACAAATGCTTGATCAATGGCACTCATTGAAATGGTAACATCACTACCACTAGGTGTTAGTTCATTGTTGAATTCACTGATGCCAAGTAAGATACCCAAGGGTGAATATGTGTAAGCAACATTATCACTTTCTGTAATGCTGACAGGCACATCATGGCTACTAAACCGCAACACACCATAGTTGGGTATTGTCATGCGAACAAATGCCGCTTGCTTGACTGCTGAGTAAGATGTTAAATTAAGACCTGTGCTCATTATATGACCTCTTGGAATTCAAAGTCACCATTAAACTCAATCAAGTCCTTTTCAACAAATGTCCATGTTGGTATCTTGGTGCAAATCACTGTCCAAGAAACTTCAGGACCAACTTTAAATGTGACTGCGGTTTCACTGGGAGTCTCAAGAATACTTCTGTGAACTTCAACCAATTGTGTTGCGGCACTACCTTTTGTCACAGCGGCAACAACACTATACACATACTTGCTGCCAGTGGGTTGAATTAAATCACCTGCTCTAAACAACAAACTGCCTGTTGATCCTGGCATGTTGCCTAGTTCAAACTTATAGGTATTACTTGCAGCCTGTGTGGCGTTATATTTCCAAGTCATTGTTGAAGTGGAAGTAGCATTGCCACGATACTGTGTGATCCACTCATAGCCAGCCTTGGTAAGATTAATGGTTTGACTTTGCAACATGGCCTTGGTGTCAATGCTTTCTATATAACCACGGTGAGTGTTCCATACCATACGGCCAGGCATTGACACAGCAAACTTCCAAACTGCTCCACCACGGCTTACTGTGCGAATCACTTGATCACGACTGACAGTTTGACTTATCACTGGTCGTTTTGTAATGCTGATGTTTTCAGCATTGTCTATTACCCATTGAAAACTCATATCTTATCTCCTACCACTTGGGATTGAACTGCGACCTTTCTCAGTCACAGCATATAAAAACTCTGGATCTCGTGCAATCATTTGACGGAAACTTGCGGCGTCATTGGCTACGATATTATAAACAATATTAGTTCCACTGCCACCTCTACTGCCACTCAATTGGTTGTTGGGCACAATGGTTCCAGCACTCTTGCTTAGGAATAATTCAGGACCGTTTTCTCCAACCATGTAAGGTGTGTTGGCTGAAACAGGACCACCCTTGGCTTTACCTGGTATGCCACTCAACATTGAGAAGAAGTTGCCTACGCCACTGCCAGTTCCACCACCACCAAACAAGCCTAGTGCTAGTTGTTTTGCTTGTATGCGAACAAAATCGCTAATGATACTGTTGGCTAGGTCTTTAAAACTTAGTTTACCAGTCTTGACAAAGTTAACAATGGCATCTTCAAAGCCTTTGGTGAATGTTGAAAAATAACCTTGTGCTTGCTTGCTGGCGTTGTTGGCATCTTCAGCATATTGTTTGTATGCTTGTGCCCAACCTGTGCCAAACTCACGGCTCTTATCAATTTGTTCTTGTGCGTTCTTGACCAGTTGATCAGTGGTCTGTTGTTGCTCTGCTCTGATCTTGGCCTGTTGTTCTGCACTTACTTGTCCATCCTTGCCCAGTTTCAATTGTTCTTGTTGGATCCGTTGTTGTGCAGCCAGTTCACCTGCCAGTTTAATGGCTGTGATTGTTTGTTCATTCTGTGTGCCAGTTAAATCAATCAGTCTAGTCTTTTGTGTTATGTTGTCATTGTCTCTGGCAAACAACTGATTGAGTGCATCTATTCGTTGTTGTTCAACACGCAAGGCATCCAAGTTGGCCTTGGTATAATTGCCAATGGTTTCAATATTATCACCAGTGGTTCTTTGTATTCTTGCAATGCTCTTTTCTAATTCTTCTACTTTAGCAGGTGCATTTGGATCAATGCCTATTTGTAATTTGGTTTTGGCCAGTTCATCATTTAAACTTATTACAAGACTTCTTTGTCCTAACAAGGTTGCATATTTTGCTTGCTCAATGGCCACTTGATCTTCACCCAGCCCAATTAACTTGGTAGATGCTATCAGGTCTTGTAGTTTAAATCCTAAACTATTTTCATAATTGTCTGTGACTTGCTGTTGTTGAATTGTAAACTGCTTCATTGCATCAGTTAAACGATTCTGCAAATCATATTCTTGTGTTTGTTGTTTTGCTCTTACAGCGCCTATTCTTGCGGCAAGTTCACTGGCTCTTTGATCAGCACCTTCTGGACCACTCAACTGTTTGTTTGCCGCAATGTCTGCTTGAATGCCTTTGATGTCAGCCTCTGCTTGTGCCTTGATCTTGTTCATCTCATCACGAGTGCGTAAAGCAGCCTGTAAGAATGTCTGACTGGTGGCATCTGCTATGCGTTTGGTGCTGGCTTCAAGTGCTTCTTTGCTGAGATTGCCTGCGGCACCTGGTGCTGGTGCTCTGTTTAGTAATCTACGATTTTCACTGTCTACTTCGCTTTGTGGTAAAAAGTTTGGAGTCTTGATGCCTAATGTAGATTGTATGCTTTTCTTAATGCTTTGGTAGAGTTTTTCACTGGCATCATATGCACCATTAATTTCAATAGCCAAGTCGCCAAAGAAACTTAGAAATTTTCTTTCTAGACTTGCTTTTAGTGATTGAATTGCATCATTGTATCTGTTTAAGGCCGCGGTTTGTTCATCAGTGATGGCATTCTTACCTGCTGATACTTTTGACCAATCAATCTTTGCGGCTTCCTTGCCCAACAAACTGGTTGCAAGTCTTGCACGATCAGCAGGATCAGCAATTAGTTTTAAAGCCGCAATGGTTTCTTGTAGGATTGCACCGCTGTCTCTGAGTTTGCCATTAACATCAACTGTGTTAACACCTAATGCTCTGAATGAATCCTTGTAGGCTGTGTTGCCATCTGCGGCTTCACCAATGCTGACACTTAATTTACTGGCAAACTTTTCAAATGAATCTACGCTACCTCCAGCATCTAATAAACTTTGTTTGAAATTTAATAAACTGCCTGCACCAATGCCAGTGGCATCACTGATGTCTCCCAGTTGATCTGCAAGTGTCAATGAGTCTCTACCCAAGACTGCAAATGCCGCAGAGGCTGCCACAGCGGCCAACCTAAGTGGGCCAAGTTTACTAACGATACCAGTAATTGTATTACCCAGGGCTCCACCTGAAGGTATAATACCTTGCATGTCTTTGCCTAAGTTTTTAATGTTGTCGCCTGCGGCTTTGATACCAGCCGCACCTTCAGTCTTAAACCTTAGGATGAAATCTTCTATTGTTGCCATTTTATTTTCCTAACTTTTTAATTTCGCCACGGATGAACTTGTCAGTTGGCTTGGTCATGCCCTTTCCACCGTTTTGTTTACTCCACCCATTATCCAGGCGTTGAGCATAAGGATAGTTGGCTTGAATTTCATCACCACTCAGCACAGTTGAGCGTTGAGCGTTACCAGTATCTTTGGGAGTTATATTTTTAAAGAAGGCGTATGCTTTAGCAGCCAGGTTCTTGCTAGCCAAGTCCGTTGACAACTGCTGTATGCGTTTGTTGATTTCTCCAGCCATTTCATTTCTTTCCTATAATCTCTAACAACTGCTCTTGCGAGTATTGAGTCCCTCCACTACCATTTGCTTCTTCCCTTTGGTGTTGTTCCCATGTTAAACTAACATCATACACCTGCAAATCAAACGTTGTGGCCCTATTAATTACATCACTTGGTAACACTCCATAATGTTTGGCCATGGCACCTATTGTAATTAACTTGACTGTTGCCCAGTCACTACTGTTGATGACATGGCCTTTGACTTTCCCAAGTTTTCATTTATCTTTACCAGGGCGGCAAAACAAATGTCCACTGGCAGCATGTCATCTTCTTTTAATACTGGCTTACCTGCTTCATTCAAAACAATCTTACGAATCAGTTTATTCAATTCTGTTCCATCCTCATCCTGCTGAACTTTAAAAAAGTTAAAGTAGGTGTTGAGGTCTATATTATCATACATGTAGAAGGTGATTGTATCCCCGTAGGCTTCTACAATCTTGGGATCATCAAGATCCATTCTAATTAGTGTGGGTTTCTTTGCGACTTCGCTTATCAACATATCTTATTTTCCAATCTTATCTTTTAAATGATGTATGGTGCTTAGTAGAAAACGCAATCTTGCGTCTGCTTGTTCCAAGTCCTTACGACTGCACTTTAGTTCTGCAATGCATTTGGCTGCTTCTGCTTCCATGCTCTTGAGAATATCTTCTGTGCTCAACTTATCAAAAATCATAACTTACCTCCTAGGGCTAGTTACAGATATTTAGCCCAAGACAAAGCCCCCAGGGTAGGGGGCTTGTTTACTAAATCAACTTGTGATCAATTAAGCAATAGCAGCCAATGTGTAGTCGCCGTTAACTTCAATAGTTACAGGGCTAACCCAGACTGGACTTGACGCACTAACAGAAGGGGCTAGGCTAGATACAAAGCCATTGCCCATGATCAAGTAGTTGTCAGGAGTTGCACCAGTAGTAGCACCACTTGGAGCAATCATGAATGCCACTTGTGTGCGTGTGTTACTTAGACCAAAAATACCTGCTGTGATGGCTGTTGTAGTTGCACCAGTTGTTCCAAAGAACAGGGTTGGGTCAAGAACGAAGTTGCCACTTAGGCTGTTGGTTGAAACTGTAGTGATTACACTTTCACCAGACTGGTCGAGTTGCTGCCAGCGAAATGATCCGTTAGCGTTGTTGATTGTCACATCTTGTAAACCTGCTAGTTCAATGGCTCCTGCAGCCAGTGTCAAAGCACCAGTAGCAGAATCAACAGCACTATAAAAGTCACTACTTGTAAGGGTAGCGTGTGCTGAAGCATCATACTTAACAAGAACAAGTTTAACGCGGTTTACCGCGGTAGTTGCATTAATATATGCCATTTTTTTGTTCCTTAATTAATTGTGTAAAACCTATACTCAAAAGTATAAGTTACGACATCTCTGTCTATAGAAGCATCATAGTCAAATTCTTTTCTGAAAGAAGTTGGTATGTTGCTCAAATCTTTTGCTACTCTTAAAGTAGTCAATGTTGAATCTAAATCAATGGGTCTTGTCTTGGCGTCTACTGCAAGATATCCTTGGACTGTTGTTACAGTTTCCATGATATCCGTGCCATCAAGCACCTGAATGACTGGAGTTTGTTTAGTGGTTGGCTCATCAAGATAAACTCGTTTCTTGTTAGTGAGGTATAAAGGACTATCACCTTGTGCCCAAGGCAACTCTGGTGAGGTAGTAATGCCACCTGCCAAGTTTGCTTTGAGATAATTTAATAGTTCTGTTCTCATCTTGCACGAATCAAGTTAAGTTTAGATGGAGCCTTATCACTTGTATTAACTGTGCCGTCTCCAGCAAAGTCGTAGAAGTCTCCAGACTCAATCAATTCCACAAACATCTTTTCAGTTTTATCTTCATAATACTTGATCTTTTGAACCTCAGCACTATCTAGATTTGAAAAGTCTGCTACCTTTGGCAAAATATATTCTGCCAAGGCCAAGTATACACACAAGTCAGTAAAGTCTGCTTTGCGTGCCACTATCCTTGCGGCATTGACTGAGGGAATTAGTCTGACATCATTCTTCAAAGATGCATCACGAGTGAATTGGTAATCTTTCCACCAGTCACTGCTTTTGATACGTGCAAGCAATCTCTCACTGGCACGGATCAAGGCATCTTCTACAACAACATCAGTTAATCCCTCATTACTTTCAAAAATCCGTTGGTCGCGATCCACTACATCCTGGTAATCCGCAAAACTGCGAACTGTTGTTCCTGAAATAATAAACGACATCGTGACCTCCTTGATTTAAATATTAAACATTAACAAGTTTAATACCGCGTGTGGCATCAATAACACCAACACCAGCGTGTAAACTTGCAACAATGTCGTTACCAACTGCGGCTGCACGGCGTTGAATTTCTAAATCAACATTCTTGAACATTGCGATTCTGAGAGCATCTTGGGAGAAAATAAATCCCTTGTTTGTTCCAGTAACATAAGCACTCTGGAATAAACGAACACCACCAACACTGGCCAAGAAACCATTTGTCATTGCTTCGTTCTGGAATGTGCCACCAGCGTAAGCGGCTGTGCCAATTGCTTTCATTAGTGCGGCTGCTTGGGCTGGGCTCAAGATACCATACAATTGACCCATTTCACCAGCACCACGGATTTGTGCAACTGCGTTGAAAATTGCGTCAACTGAAACTGGATCGCTATCACCAGTGCTGGCTGTCAATGAGTTCATTGCTGTGATAACATCTGCATCAAATGCTTTGGCAACTGATTGACCTAATACACGGCCAAGTTCAGATGGATCAATAGCACCTAGATCACGCATGACATCACGAGCGGCGTAGATGTTAGCAGAGATTGTAACTTTAGTATCAGTAATGCCAAGTGCGGCAAAATCTTCAGCATCGTGACTTGCACTTGTCAACTTGCTGGCTGTAACAGAACCCATAACTGGAATCTGTGCGGAATTGCTACCTGCTGGTAGGTTAACCATAGGGATAAGACCACCACCTAAGAATAGGGAGTTTTCTTGTGCTGTATAGACTGTGGCTGCTTTGGTAGCAACTACTAATGCGTCTAAATCATATGAGGTATTAAAAGCCATTTTATATTTTCCTTAAAATTAAATTTTGCCGTTGCGTCTTGCTTCAGCGTATATTTTCCTGTGGTCACTGCGAGTGAGATCTAATGAACCTAAATCAACTGGTCCAGGACTGTTGTCACGGACTCCACCATTTGTGTTAGTAGTAGCAGGAGTAGCAGAAACAAAGTGGGGATTGGACTGAAGCCATTCTTGAACATATTGTTCAACACTTAATGGTTTGCCCTTCTCACTGTATCTCACTGTGCCTTTTTCATCTAACACTTCAACATCGCCTTCTTCATTTAGTCTTAAATTGTTCCTGAGAAGTTGTTTCACTTGTGCAGGATTCACACTACGATATTGTGCGGCGTAGTTCATCAATGGTTGTTCTAATTTGAATTCACGAATGATATTATCGCGTTTGGCAATTTCAGCCTCCTTCTTGGAGATTGCATCTGCCATGACCTTTTCAAAGTTTCCTTTTTTAACTTCAAGATCTTGCTGTTGTTTGCGATAGTTGGTTACGATATCTCGCAACTCATCTGGTTCGCCTAGATCAGCATATTTGCCTGAGAGTTTCTTTTCTAGTTGAGTCTTACTCTTGGCTAGAATAGCATTTACCTCATCTTGAGTAAAGGTCTTTGATACCTGACTGTTTGTTTCAGTGGATGTGTCAGTGTCCACGGTTGCTGTTGTGTTTTCTTGATCCAACATAAATCCCGCCTCTCTTGGAGTATTGTTTTGTGACAACTTCTTGCTGTCTTATACTGCTAGGTTGTCACCTGCTGTATTGGGTTGAGGTGTTGCATCCGCTGTGAGATCCAACAAGCCTTTAATTTTTTCTACAATTGATGTTTTAACAGCAGGGTCTTCAACGGTGCTATAAGTTTTAATCAACTGGTCTAATTCATTTTGTGTATCGTGAATAGCAAATGAGTCTGGATATTCAACGGTGCCTGACCAAGTTAAGTTTTGATACAGAGCATACAGTTTCCACAACTGTTCTTCACACAATTCAATGTTGTCTGCCATTTCACTTAAGCGGCTGTTGAGCAAAGCGAACTCTACTTCTCTGCTGACGCCACTCATGACTTGTGCTTCATTGGCACGGATACTGCCTGTGTTGGCCATCTTGTCAATACTGCTGACAATGTTGTTGATGGCTGTGTAAATGCTTGACACTTCTTGTCCACTAAACTCTAACACATAAGGCTTTAAGGCAGGATCCATGGACTGCGGCATATGAATCAATGCTCCTGCTCCTGAACCTACATTGGTATCTGCTGTGGTAACAAGACTTGGATGACTACCAAGACGAATGCCTTGTTCAACTTCACTGGTCAAGTTATAAATCATTCTTGACGCATCAGCAATGTCTTCAATACTACTAATACCCAAGCCACGAATGGTTGAAGTTTGATTGTATAAAATAACAGCAGGGATAACACCTAGTTGATTGATTTCAATGCTTTTGTTTTTTACTTCTTGCTTTTCATGATTGATGGTTGTGGTTTGAATAAACTCTGGTGTCCATTCTTTAACAACTGAAACACTGCTGTTGCTGTCTTCAATGTATTTGAAATATGAAAGTTCATAACGACCACTTTCTAATCTAGTCCATGAGAAATCTGTGACCAGTAATGGTGACAAGAGATTCAAATAAGGACGCACACCAGCGGCAAGTTCATCAGCACGGGTAATGGCGCCAATGTTGGCTTTTGACATTATGATCCATGAATGTCCAAACACATTGGCCCATGTTGCGGCCTGCTTCATGAAACTGTCTAAGTCACGACCTTCATGATCAGCATCAGCCAAGAAGGCCACTAATGCTGGATCATTTTCTAAACCTGTTAATACACGCTCAGGTTCAGTTCTAAACAAGAAACTAATGTAAGTGGAAATGATACTGCGTGGATGATTATCATATGGGGTGTTGGCCAAGCGTTGATTGTATTCATTTGCTGTTTCAAGTTGGTAGCGTGTAAGATAGCCGCCTTTGCGATAAGTTTCCCCACCTGAGAAACTATCATATAAAAACTCGTAGCGTTGTCTGTTACGACTGACAAGCGGGTTCACTGAGGCCGCGTCAGCGTAGTTCTGGCTTAGAATTGTATCCATTGCTTTTCATTTCCTTGTATAGACCGTCTGTGATCAGTAGATGTCTGGTATCTTTATTTATGCTCATGCTTAGGCCAGTTGATGCCCCCATCGCTGTGGTGATCGTGCTTCCACTGGTTTAGTGATTGGGAATGAATACTGAATCCAATATGTGGCAGCATCTGCTCCATGATCCCAACCCTTGTCCTTGTCTGGTTGCATACTGTCTGGTTTGTATGACCAGTTCTTAAAACAAGCAATGGTCTTTTTACAAACAGGATCAATGAAGAAGCGTGTGCTGTCATCTGGTCGCTTGAAGAATAAACTATTGCCACTGTTGATGCGATCTCGCACCAAGGGGTGTTGTCTATGATAGCGTGTGACAAAGCCAGCCATCTCCAACAACTTGATATCAGTGTTACCACCAGCACTGGTCTTACGCTGAACACCAGCAGGGTCAGGAAACACAGTGATGGGATTACGCGGATATCTACTTCTAATCTCATTGATCATTTCTTGTGTGTTACTGTTGTCAAGATAGATCTCATCATACACTTCAATACCTGTGGGCGTTTGACGACCAACAACTGCACTCATTGGCGTGCCATTAAAGTCCATGCCTATGAATACAGGTTCTGTTTCTGTGGGCTTACGCACTTCACGAATGTTATGCTCGCCAAACTCACCAAATATAATTCCAGCAAACACTTGCCAACTAGCACAGTATTCTTGTAAGAACACCTTGGGTGATAAGTCTTGCTTGGCTTGTTCAATCTCATCTGCATCTACAAAGCCACCCTCTGCTGTTGTGTAACTAAAACTTGCCCAATTTGGCTTTGTCAAATGATTATCATACAAGTCTCTTGCAGCCTGATTGCCTGCTTTGGGAGTCCCAGTAAACAAGGCGTGTCCACGTTTGTCACTCAAACTAGGGCGTATGATTTGATGCCAAATGTTTTCAATATCAATGTCACAGAACTCATCCACACAAATAAATGAGATGCTTTCCCCCCTGAGGTTATCTCCCTGCTCTGCTGACTTCAAACATATTTGACTATTATTTTTGAGTCTGATCGTAAGTTCGCTTTCATTAGTATCTTCAATCCAATTTAACTTGCTTAGTTTCTTTTTTAGTTTGGTCCAGCATAGACTTTTAATCTGCTGTCTACTATTGGCCAACATCCACACAACACTATTTGGTTTACTTGCAAACCTACACACTTCACGCATGGCGAGAAATGTTTTGCCTCCACGACGACCCGCAAGCACTACACGAAATCGTGTATCACTATCAGCAATCAGTTGTTGCTTGGCACTTAACGGCATAGCACATCGTTAATGTGATCAGCAATACGCATGGCTTCTTCTGGCGTTACAAAATAACTGCGGTTGTGAACTGACCCTGTGACACCATCAAGTATTGTGCTTGTTATTTTGAGTTGTAGTTCTTTAGGTGTTAGCCAACTTAGACTAATCTTTAATTCGTAATCATCAAGTTTCTGTATCAGCATCTTGTTCTTCCTGTTCATCATCAATGGTGTCGTCATCCATGTCATCACTCCAAGGTAACGGACGCTTGTCATCACTTGTGGTTCCAGTATCATTTTGACTCAGTATGTTTTTACCCAACCAAATCAGCATTGTGGGATTACCTTCTAATGCAACTCTTAACTGTGCTTGACGCAATGTGATCTTTAAATTATGACGGCCTTTTGTAAGAAATTCCTTAAAGTTGTATCTTAATGTGTTTTCATGCACATCAAAGTAGGCAGCAATTTCACGGTCAGAGACTCCTAAACTTGCCAAGTGTTCTACTTCTTCAGGTGGGACAATGATTTTATTTCGTCCAACAACTATGCCTAGGACTGTTTTCTCAGCCCACTTATGTTCACCATTGGGTCCAGGTTTGTTATATGTGTTATCGTTTGATTCTTCGTTCATCTTCTTCCTGTGTCCTTTCAGCAATAAAGCCTAGTAGTTCAGGGTTGGCAAAGAATATTTGTGCCCATGCCATACCTAGGTTGTGAACTTGATGCTCACTTAATTCTAAATGTAGTAAGTCAGATACCACATGTGTAACTTCATGTAGTAGTGTGTCCAAGCACTGAATACCTTTGAGTTGATCTTGTATTCTAATTTCACTGTGTGCTAGATCTTGTTCGCCAAACGCACTTGACATGATGCGTTGTGGGATCCACTGTATGTCTGTGACATTACCTAAGATCTCTATTTGACGATATGTTGTGGGATGGGGCGGATTAACCAAGCCGCGTGGTTGTGTTTTCATTTCTATGCAATCTCCAAATCTATACGCTTACTTACCTGGTATAGAAAAGAAACTTGCTCTTAGCCATAAAAGTGCCACTTTTAGTCAATGGCGTTGACTGGGCTGTGGCCGCCAGGTCCTAGGTAGTAGGATAACTTTATTTAAGTCATAAGAAAGCCCCTTGCGGGGCTTGTTTGTTTTAGATGTTTAGTTCTTTACGCAAACGCATTACTTCAGTTATCTGACGCTCTTTGCCTTTGAGCCCTGGATGTGTGGGCCAAATATCACCATGTGCTGGACTTGCGTAGGCACTACCAATTTCTAAATGAAAATCTTCACGGCGTCCTTCAGCATGTAGTTCAGCGGGTAAGAACACACAGAAATAAGGATGCTGATATGACTTTGGAAGTTTAAACTCGTTGATGCTGAGTTGGTTGCTAAATGGCTTAATGGTCAATCCATGTAATTTACATTGTGCTTCAAACCAATCCAAGCGTTGTTGATTTGACAATGCGTTCCAAGCGGCTTCATCTGTGATGTCTGCTTGAACTTCTTGTGCTGTGCTGATGATAGCACTGATATTAAACTGCTCTGCCAGTTTACGAACTTTGTGTTTTAATGATTGGGCCATTTTGGACCCTCCTTTGTGTTATATGAACTACATTGTGTAGCCCATGTATCAATTATAACAAACTAAACAGGACCATGCGACCTGAGCCTTGCCAAAAGGAAACCCCGTATCTCACGATAGGGGGCTCCAGGATTTAATTACACACACGTTGCTGGAACCACACCACATAATCCCAGCACGTATATTTAGTATACAGGTTTAACAGGCTGTTGTCAACGATTTCTGATAAAATCTGATTAACATTCAGCCCTATTTTGATAAAACTTGAATCCTTATCAAAATTTCAACATTGTAATTTACGCACAAACTCCAGTTCTGGATCCAGATAACTTATTTCTAGTCCGCTGTCTTGCACATTTATAACACCAACAACTCCATTATTAATGGGTTGGCGTATTGTTATTGTGCATAAACCCTCTGCTTCATCAGCATACAACTGATTTAATATAGGATCTGCAAATTCTACTTCTAAGTTTTGTTTAAATTTCATAAATGCGTGACACGCATCCTGGAATGTTAAAGTGTATGTGAACATTATAATTCAAACTCCAATTCCCTATGTTTGTATACTCTTGATAAGTTGTATTCATCCATGCCTAAAATATCTACACAATACCCTGCTAATTTACATACAAATGCATATTCTTCAGCATCATCCTTGTTTCCAAAAAACTTTACATAATACTCTTTGCTTAACAATCCAGTCCTACATTTTGGCACAACTAACAAATGTTTTCTCATATCATAACCTTTCAAATACAGCGTGGACAGCGTCTACGCAGGGTTTATTTTTGTATGTAAAAATAGAAATATTTTTTTTAATTAATTTATTTTTTTTAATTTTTATTTTTTATCTCTATTTTATATAGTTTTTAAACCACTGCGTAACCGCTGTCCTTACGCGATTTACACCTTCTTATCTGCTTTTACGCTGTTGATAATGTCTTGCACACTGGGTTTAACCAACATAGCAGGGTCTTTGCTCCCAACAAATTCCTTCAATTTATCAATGTCTGCCGTGCTTGGGGCGTCTTCAATTGGAACAACAATTACTGCTGATTTAATTAATGATCCTGTATTGTATTTAGAAGGTTGTTTGGGTGGAGCAACCAATCTTCTTTGATACTTGCCATGCACCATTTCTTCTTTGATGTATTTGTCATGTGCTTCAGCATAGTGACGTATTGCACCATGTTCCAAGCCACCTTTACAAAAGATATTACATCTAGTATTATCCGCCAAAGTTGCATCCTTTTTATAACAATAGCCCAGGTCCAACAAGTATTGTTTAATAGTTTCTGTTGTGCTATTTAATTGCTTGTGTGCCACTGCATTACGATCACTTTGAATTACTTTGTAAATTTCATGAACTTCGCGAGTTGTAATAATATCTGGACCATGTTCTCCAATAAACTCAGCCGTGCATCTAATAGCATCCTTTTTGTATTCTTCAATGTCTTTCCAATCTTGTCCACGCAGAGGTGGCAAGTGGTAACGCTCACTCTTATATTTTTGATCTAGATAATTTAAGAACTGTTGGTTAACAGCATGACTTTGCCATTGTTCACTTAACACTCCTCTCAGTGCCGCATCACCAATATCAAATTGACTCATTTTACTGGTATCAATGCCTGCACCTTTTAGCAAGTTTTCAACATAGTTGGCACCATGTTCCTTGTCCAACATCTTAACAGTATTTTCAGCAAATGTGCTGGCACCAACTTTGATTGGACTAACACGCATCATCTGTGGGCCATCTTCAAATGGCAACGGAAACAATTCTTGATTACTTCCCCAAGCATAACTTACACAGTTGTCAGTTTCCATCTCAACACCATACTTAATTTTAATGTATTGTTTAAGGCTGCCAGTTGCGTTTTTAATTTTGTTCCATTCTCCTGATATTGGAATCTCATCACCAAAGATAAAAGTTTTGCCCATTTTAAAAGCATTGAACCCTCCATCAATAGTTTCCCATAAGCCAGTAAAGCGTAGTTCAGCACCAAGTATAACACTAAAATTAATGTCAAAATACGCATTCTTACCGCATTTGCCTTTGCCAAAGAACACTGGCATGCTTAACATGTTATTGCCAATGTCTGCACATAACACACCATAACTCCATTTTTCCAACCACTCTAAGTTTTCTTCTTTACTGCCTGCCCAACGTTGTTCTTCTTCGTTCCACATAATAGAACAACCGCTTAATGCAAACAACAATGCTTTCATAATAATTGGACACTCTTGTTTCTCATCTGTTGGGTAGTTGGGTTTCATTACACTACCAAGATCCAACAAATTATAAGTTTGTTCATCAACTTCATCTACAGTATTAACAAGTTTACTATACAATCGTTTAGGGAACTGAAATTCTTCTTCTTGTTCAGTTTCTGGATTAAACATTTTAACAGTCTCACCCTCAATCATCTTTCTAAACAATACTTGTGAGAAAGGATGTTTTAGTTCTACCCAGTTGGGATACAATGTTTGTGGTGGGATCCACTTTATTTCTGTGCAATGTTCTTCTTTTTTAGTTTTTTTATTTTTCTTTTTAGTTTGCAACTTATAAAAATACTTTGGCGTAGCATCCCTAAAGAAACTTACTTGATATCCATTATAGATTTCTAATGCATTTTGAAAGTAATTCCATTTTGCTTCGTTGCTGAGTTCTTCTTTTTCTGCTGTTGCTTTTTCTTTCTCTGCTTCTTTATCAGCCTTTGCTTTGGCTGTTGCGGCTTCTTTGTCTGTTTTGATTTTGAGTTTTTCAGCGTCTGCTTTGGCCTTGGCTGCTTCTTTATCAGCCTTTGCTTTGGCCTTTGCTTTGGCCACAGCATCTTTAAGTTTTGCTTGCTCTGCGGCAAGTTCTTCTAGTGTTGGTGTGTTTAAATCCATCATAACTTCTTTCTATATAAATTCAAAGTTTCTTCTGAAACTTTATTGGGTCTCTTGACCACAATTGGTTTGCCCCCGTAAGCACTTATAAATGCATCACGAGTTTCTCTGCGTATGCGATCTCCATCCCAACCAGTCCATGCTTGCATTCTAATAACAGGACTTGTCAGTGCTGATTCTGGGTGTGCCATTCTAGCACAAATAGCATCATACTCATTATATGTCATTCCTACACTACGACATAAACTTACCAGTGTAAGCACAGCATGATTGCTGGCTCCAGCACCTGCATAATGTAAGCCTACACATGTTGATAAACTTGCCACTACTGCTGATTTATACGCATCAGCAAATTCTGCATCCATTGGCGTATTTGAATGAGGTAGTGGAGGAATATACACTTTGGGTTCACGATATTCAAAATCATATGGATCCAACATAACTCCTTCATTCCATTTACTGTATGAACTGTTTAGTCCACTGTGAAAGTAAAAACTTTGACTCATTGTAAATGAACAGTTGTCTACTCCAGGAAAAGTTTCTGTAATGGCCGCTTGCCTGCCCCCAATGTCTGCTTTAAGCAAGGGTTGGCTGAATGGAATTACAATACGAAATTTGTGCTTTTCTGGGCTGTGTCTAAATGTAGTGTAAAGCACATGCTCAATGTCTTTATAAAGATCTTGTGCCTCTTGAATAGTCATTTTCTCATCAACATCTAATATAATGCCGTTGACAGCAACCACATTGGCTTTGCTTCTACGAACAGTATTTGGAATCTCATCATAGGTGCCTTCAGGAATCCTTTGCCATTCATTATCTACAACATGTCCATGATAACTGCGTCCAGGCTCTACTGTAGGATCATCTAGTGTTTTAAACTCCGCAAAGTTAAACATTAAAGTTTCTTCTTTACTAAGGCTATCCATATGTGTTGTTAGTATGTCAGCAATGTCCTTCCAAGACTCATCCACTACATGAGCAACATACGCTTTCTTAACACTTTTAAAAATTGTTAGTATCATATTATTCAAACAAGTCCTTGACCATGCCAGCCAACTTCTCCGCTTGTGCCAATACATCGTCCTTGGTCACTTTGCTTTTAGTTGTTGCTGTATTTTCTTCATTCCAAATCTTACGGCAAACATCTTTCATGGCCTGCACGGATTCAAGTTTGTCTTGTATCTGCGGAATTGAGTCTGCATTTATTTGTAGTTCTTTACTGAGTCTGCCGTTAAGGAACTTGACTAAAAATCCATTATCTAAGTTGCGTGTAATGTAGCCCCAGTTTTGTGAATTGCGATAGTCATCTACAACGTAAGTTGTATAAGTTTTGCCATCGTCTATGCCCCACAAGGTAATTGTGGTCATTGCTGAACCGTCGCGGTTGCTGTAGCCGCGGTGTTGAGCCACCACTGCATAAAATTGATCTTTGAATACCATTATAAATCGCTCCTAATTGTTGGTAATAACTACTGCTATCGTTTGGGCGATAACATGTTATATTATACTTATGATCAATGTAAAAAACAAGTGCTCTTATTCCCTTACTTTTGCTCCGTTTGGTGAAATTGACCAAATATGTTATGTTTGGTGTTGATTGTGCGGGGCTTTTGTATAAATATATCTATGCAAGTGAGCAATCCACTTGCTACTGATTTGGTGAGTATCTCTCGTCGCTTGTTGGTAACATAATTTAAATTGTAATAGGGAGGCCATCCTTATTACGCCAAATCAGGGAATAGGATCAAGGTGCTGTTGGGGCACAGTTAAACATTTATATGTTTAACAACTTGGTCCTTTTCTTATGGCCAAAAGAAAAGCCCCAGTGCTTCCCAGCAGGAGGGCTTCAGTGAATGATGGATCCTGACCCTCTTGGGCTGGAGCCTATGCTATACATGTCAACAACTTAGTGTTGTTAACACTTTTAGTTATGAATGTGTTTACGGTTCTATTCGTCCAGAGTCCATACGCATAACACTAAAGTCTTCAGTGTTGAACAAGGCGTTCATTTTATCGCGTAGGCGTAAGGCATGTGCTAGGTTTTGAAAGTTGACTCTAGCATACTTGGGTCCTGGATAATCAAAGTCCACATTGATCACAGTTTTTATTTGCATTGGCTTGCCTTTGTAGAACACACTCCAAGTATAAAATGCTTCTACAACTTCAATGCGTTTTCTATCAGCATCAATATGACTCAACAACACAGTTGGTTTGGTTCTTCCACCAGGATTCATATGGCCATGGCCCTTCTATCATTGCGACCCACAACCAGGCCTGCTTCGCTGGCTATTTCTTTGATGCGAACTCTAGTCAAGCCATACTTGTCTTGTATTTCTTGTTGTAGCATGACACCTGCACGTATGTCTGCTAATAAGGCCTCACGATCAAAGTCTGTTTTAGGAGGTGTCCATTTTCTTTTTATTTGTATACCATACTCTGGCACATCAGGGACATCAGGCTGTGGAGCACCTGGGGGTCTATACTTGTTGCCACAAGCGTCAAGCCTGGGTGGCTCATATTGATATGTAATGGTCATGCTATTGGCTTTGAAGAAAGCATCGCATCCTGAACTTGCCGCAAGGTCTATCCAACTTTGAATGTTCAACACACTTGCAATAATCATTCTCCAATCCCTTGTGGTATATTGCATACTCCAAGGTGTCGCCATCAAATGACTAAATGCCAAATCTTTTTTAATCACTACAGCGGCTCTAATATGCTCCGTTGAAACAGTATCACATAAAAACTTATAATCTCCTACTCCACATGCAAATCTCAAAATACTTTGGGGTGTTGGATACACATTGTTAATGCGGTTAAAGTTGTGGTCATACCAACGATTGGCTATCATATTTTCATTCATAAACTAGTTAAAATCCCTTTACTAATTTATATATGGCTCCTATAAAACATTTCATTGCCACTAAAGTCTTATTACGACTTTCCTGCTATCTTTTCTTGACTACGTCCATAAGCCGCAAGTCCCAGCACAGCACCCATAGCAATGTGATACAAGCCAGCACCTTGCAACGTTAGCGGACTCCACTGACTTGTCACTTGCCCACCTTGAACTGTTTGCAACACACTCCACAATATTGGAAACACAACAAAGTCTGTGGCACATGTAATCATGTAAATGAAAGCCATCATGGGCCTCCATTTGCTATTGATGAAGTTGCCAAATTTGTCATCAGTCTCAAGAGTGTTTGTTGCTCCTTGAACTGCTACCTGGGCTGCCGCATCTGCCACTGCTTTGGTCTTGGCTGCTTCGTCTGCTGAACTCCAACCACCAGCGGCAATTTTGGCATCTACATTCATTTTGACTCTAGGACTCAACTCATAATGAGTATCATCATAATCTTCAAATTTTGGCATATTACTTGATATGAACCACAATGTAGCCCAAGAGGCTTAACAAGGCCACCACAATACTACCTGCTGTAATAATTATGGTCTTGAACTTTTCACTCTGTTGACTACTAATAAGTTTCTTGATTTCATCAAAGTGATCTTGTGTGCTGTCTTTGATTTCTCGTATGTCAGTTTCAATGCGGTCAAAGCGAACTTCTATGTTGGCAAATCTTTCTGTAATCTGGCTATAGCGTAAAGCACATATTTCTTCATGTGTATCTAATTGTGCCTTGGTCTTGTCTATTTGAGTCATTTCTTTGCTGCCTGCTTCTGTAGAAGTTCTTCTAGTTCTGCGTTTCTTAACGCCTGTATCAGTTGGTTGCATAATTGCTTGGCCTTTAGTATTTCCTTGTCAACAACAATATCACTTGTTGAGTTTTTTAGGCGGCTTAGGATAACGCCTTTTGTTCTTTTCTGTTCTTGAGCCACGGGTTGGTAATCCTCTCATATCTATTCCTTTCAATTAAAACAATGCATTCCAAGTGGTGCCATCATGACACTCAAGTTTAGCGGTTGTTGTGTTAAAAATAACCCATCCAGCACTTGCTCCTAATGCATCACGCTGTGTGGTTGTATATAATGGATATTTAATTGGCACACTAAAACTTGCTCTACTTGCACTCATGTTTAGATATTGTGTTGTGCCAGTTTTACCTTGGCTGAATGTATGTTCATCACTGCGGTATGTGGCTGCCTGTGGATTTAGTGAAAACACCTGAATCAAGTTAGCACCACTTGTAATAGGTATGTTCGTTGGTGCTAGGCTTAAAGTAAAAGTTGTGCCCAAGTTGGTATTTGATACATAATTTTCTGCGGCTGTAAATCCAAAGAATCCAGTAACTGCCGCTGTGGTGTCGTTTAACCAACCTGTTGAAGTGTAACCTGTAACATCAACTGAACCTAAAATGTCGCCTGACTGAACTGCACTAGGCCCTGTGCTGACACCTTCTGGAAAACCACGAGCCTTTTCAAATATAACACGACCACGACTGGCTGAACCAGATCCAGGGGCACCTGCTGTGGCATTACCAGTGTAACTTCTCATTACAGTAGCAGGACCGCGTGTGGTATTTTCACTGTTGCTAAGACTGACACCACGGAAATATGGATTGGCCGCAGCCTGTGCGGCACTGCTGTTCAAGGCAAATATATCACCAGCGGAGGCTTGTGTTGAGTTGCGTATTGTGCCTTTAACAAAATTACCTGTGGCTGTTACACTATTAAATGTTGGGCTTGCTGTTGTAGCAATACTTTGTCCAATGCTGATAACACCAGTGCCACTATCGTATGTAACACCAGTGCTGGCACTCAACGCACTTCTAGCACCTGATGTGGTAATGTAATTTGCATCATTAGTGAAACTACTAACTGCGGTGGGCTTGCCAGTCAAGTCTGCATAAGCACCAGAAAACAATGTAGGCAATCCACTCAAACTACTATAAGCACCATCAAACAATGTGGGCTTGCTGGTTAAGTCTGCATACACACCTGAGAACAATGTGGGCTGGCCAGTCAAGTCACTATAGGCGCCTGTAGAGGCCACTGTGGCATAAGAAGGTTGAGTATAACTCATCACACCTGTAGTGCTGTTGTAACTTAGTGAACCAGTGGCACTGATTGAGGCTCTAGCTCTAGCATCTGTGTAATACAAGTTGGTGCCTTCTGCCACATCAGTTGTGCTCTTACCAGCAAGTTGTCCTGTAAATGTAGTTCCAAAGTCTGCGGTGTTCAACTTGTTGCCCAGGGCTGTTGACATAGTTGTGGCAAAGTTTGGATCATCACCCAAGGCCGCCGCCAATTCATTAAGTGTGTCCAATGTGGCAGGACTTGCATCAACAATGGCTGCTGCCGCACTGGCTGCCGCTGAGTCAGCATAAGTCTTTGTAGCAATTGTAGAATCAACAGCAATAGCACCTGTGCCCTCAGTATATGTGATACCTGTAGAGCCGCTTACAGCCGCTCTAGCACGGGCTGTAGTGTGATATAAGTTGGTGCCTTCTGCTAAGTTGGTTGTGCTTTTAGTTGCTAATCTGCCATCAAAGTCAGTGTTAGCCCTAGCACTAGTATAATATAGATTAGTTCCTTCAGCCAAGTTTGTAGTGGCCTTGGTTGCCAAGCGTGTGTCAAAGTCAGTGTTGGCACGAGCACTGGTATAATAAAGATTAGTGCCTTCATTTAAGTTTGAGGTTGTTTTTGTAGCAAGGCGTGTGTCAAATGCTGAGTTGACTCTTGTATCAGTATAATATTTGTTTGTGGTGCCTTCTGGCAATTCATCTGTAGTAACAGGATTTGCACCACCTGTGTAACTGATGACACCTGTGGTGTTGTTATATGTAATACTACCTGTGCCACTTATGCTGGATCTAGCACGGGCTGTAGTATGATATAAATTACTGCCTTCAGCAACATTGGTTGTTGATTTAGTGGCCAGTCTAGTATCAAATGCACTCGTGGTAAAATATAGATTTACGCTACCTTCAGGCACATCATCAGTGGATGTAATAACGGGCACAGCGGTCACTTGGCTGTCAACATATTGTTTTGTTGCTGCCTGTAAGTTTGCGGCTGGATCAGCACTTAGAGTCAGTGCTCCAGTCATTGTGCCACCACTCTTGTTGAGTTTGGTATCTAATGCTGTTTGTGTCGCGGTGCTGACAGGTTTGTTAGCATCACTGGTATTATCAACGTTGCCAAGACCAACATCTGTTTTGTTGGAGATAGTGCTGATGGTAAATGTTGCGTTTTCTTCAACGACACTAACAGGTTGGCTAGTGGTTGCAACTGAAACAGTTGCTGAGTCGCCAGTGACAGTAATAGAAGTAGTGCCTCCTGTTACTGTGACTGTTTCTTTAAGTTCAGTTACAGTTATATCAGTAGGCATATCAAACTCCTAGTGCTGTGTATTGTGGACTAGTGCTTGTGGTTGGATCACCAACTGGGCAATCTGGTTCCCAGTTATTGATATACACCCAACGATGTGTGCTGATGTTGTTTAACGCACCAGCCGTTTTCCAAGTAACACCAACAACTGTAAGAGGAATGTTTTTACGAGCATCAGGCACAATAGGACCTGCATACATGCCTGCTGGAATAGTAATGTTGACTGTTCCTGCTGGGGCTGATACAACAACAATGTTGCTGCCACTAACTTCCACCTTGGGGAAGGAACCAATGACCTTGCTGGTAGCAAAGTTTGGCTCGCCACTGTAGCGGTCATACGCAAGTGTGTCTACTACTAAAGTTTGATGATCAACTTCAAATGTCCATCCAGTGATGTCTTGTCCAAAGTTGTATTGTAATGTTTTTTGTGTTGATGGGAAGATTGATTCGCACTTGACTTCGTCAGGTCCGCCCAGCCATTGTTGAAATGATAAGATACCAGCCATTTTGTTTCTCCTAAGGGATACAATGCTGACACTAAGGTATCAGCAAGGTTCTATGTTTATTTATTAAGTGCTGAAGCGAACAGTGTAAGACACAGTGCTGGTGGCAACTCCATATTCCACTGAAAGATTGTTGGAGCCTATACCATAATATCCCACTCTATAAATTGCAGGAGTGCCGCTGACACCTGGATAATGATACACAGTTGCATAAGCAATTGGCACATCATAATTGGTAGTGCGTGTTACACCTGAAGCCAGGGTTGTTACACTGCCAGCAGGTTCAGCAGGAGGCGCCGTATAAGTTCTTGTAAAACTTGATGCTGTTATTGTATTACCACTAATGGTGTATGTTCCATATACTGTGCCTAAATCATCGTTTAGAGTTAAGGTAGTATCTGGATTTGTTCCTGGTTGGCTCCATCTATTAAAAGCATTCATTTTTACATAAAATGATGTTGCACTAATAGGTATAACAACTAAGTTGCTTGAGCGAGTGCTTTTAACAGTGTAGGAGTTCCAAAACGGATCAGTGCTGATCTTACCAGTGGCAGCACCCAGGGCTTGAATGTATTGCTCAATTGATTGAACACCACTATTGAAGGTGTATGCACCCACAGTGGTTGTAGAAAGAGTAAAATAATTTAATTTACAAACCCATCTATTGGAACCAGGCACAGGATAAATTCTATCACCAGTGGGATATTCTGTAGTGCTTGTAGGAGCAAATATATTATTCAATGAACTTGGAAACACTGTCCAGTTTAGGCCATTGGTGCTGTAATACATTGTAGGTCCAGAAATGGAACTAAGTTG